AGCGTCTCTTTTTTGACCAAAACGAGCCAAAACTGGCCGATATTGACGGCAACCAGCAAGGATCGGAACCGATTGCTTCGGAGTTTCCGCGATTGGTTACGGCTGGTCTGGGGGGATGTTCTTATGGGCCTGCGGTTGCAGCGTGGGCGCAACGTCATCTCAATATCGAGTTGATGCCGTGGCAGGTGACGGCGTTGTCGGGTCAGTTGGCGCACGATGACAACGGCGATTTAGTGTTCCGCGAGTCTTTAGTGAGTACGGCTAGACAACAAGGCAAAAGCGTGGCTCTCCGGGCGCTTATTGGCTGGTGGCTCACCGAATACGCAGTAGTGCACCGCAAGTCCCCGCAGTATGTGCTATCTACGGCCAACATGCTGGATCGTGCCGAGGCGATATTTAACGATTTAGCGTTTGTGCTTAAAGAGTCGTTTGGGGCGAAGTTGCTACAAGCCTTGGGGCGCAAGAGTGTTCAGATGCCTGACGGGTCACGCTGGGAAGTTAGAGCTGCGTCGAGCAAACTTCACGGCGGGTCTTACGACCTAGTAATTGTGGACGAACTTTGGAACATTAGCCCCGAGATTATGGACGATGCGCTACGGCCTACGATGATTGCCCGCGCTAACCCTTTGTTGTCTATGTGGTCTACTGCAGGTGACGAGTCCAGTACCGCGATGATTAACTACCGATCTATTGCGCTACAGGAAATTGACGAGAGCGTAACGTCCGAGCGTTTCTTTGCGGAATGGTCTATCCCGGCTGGTTGTGACCCGAGAGACCCGCAATATTGGGGGCTATCGAACCCTGCACTCGGGCGCACTATCACCGTTAAAGCGTTACAAGCTGCGGTTAAGTCAGATTCTTTTCCGCGTTCTCATGGCAACCAGTGGAGTGCATCGCGTGGGGCGTGGCTGGACGCTGGCGTGTGGGACAAGTGCCGAACCTCGCAGGATTTCCCCGACGGCGGCATCCTCGCCGTGGACAGCAGTGTTGATGAGGCCAGATACATCGGCTGTAGATCTGTGGTGCACAACCAACAGGTATTTACCAAGATTGAGTTTGTGGTGGATACCGAGGCGGAGATGTGGACACACGTCGAGCGTGTCATGACGCACCCGTCTGTCATATTGCTGGTTACTCCTACGCTGGAGATTCATGTGCCTACGGCGTTAAAACGTCGCTACCAACTGACCGGGTACGCCGAACTAATCCGCTACACGTCACTCGTAAGAAACATGATCCTCGAAGGCAAAGTGCTACACGACGGTAACCAAACACTTGCCGAGCATGTAAACCGCGCGACAGGGGTACGCACCGCACAAGGCTATGTGCTCTCGTCGCAGAAGTCACCCGGGCCGATAGAGGCGGCGCGTTGCATGGTGTGGGCAGTGTCCGCAGTGAGCCGACCACAAAACCGTCAGAAACCTATGCTCGTTGTGATGTAGTACGGTTACTATTTAGGCAGGCTTGTCGTCAGTTGTCGGGATTGACGGCGAGCCACTATTCGAGGAATCCACATGCCACTTTTCAGCCGTAAGGAAACTAAAGCACAAATAAGCGTGGTACCCGCACAGGTAACCAAAGCAGCTGCGGCGGGCACTGGATACTCCCGCAACCACGCAGGGCCCAACATGATCGGCCAGTATTACTCTTATGTTGAGGGTGAGGCGCGTAATCGCGCTATGCAGGTTCCCGCAATTTCTCGCGCCCGCGATTTGCACGCCAGTGTTATTTCGGCAATGCCGCTAAAGATGTACCGCGAGCAGTGGAACGAAACCGAGCGCGAAATGGAATACATAGATTTAGCGCCTCGTTCGTGGCTTCGCCGCCCTGACCCACAAATTCCTTATGAAACTCTCATGGCTTGGACATTCGATGACATCGCTTTCTTCGGAAGAGCCTTTTGGTATGTTCTTTCTCGCACCGCAGACGGCTTTCCCGCATCGTTTACCCGCCTGCCCGCTGGGTCAATTACTACACCCGATCAAGAAGGGCCAGTGTGGTACGCACCCTCACAAGAGGTCTATTTTCAAGGCGGCCAGTTAGACCCCGCCAACCTTGTGCAATTCATTAGCCCAATTCAGGGTTGGATTTATTCATCCGAGCAGGCCATAGCCACCGCGCTTAAAATTGAGGACGCGCGCTATCGCAACGCAAATACGGCTATTCCGTCTGGCATTCTAAAGCAGACAGGCGGTGAGCCTCTTAGCGGTCAAGAGTTAGCAGACCTTGCAGCTGCGTTTAACGCCGCCCGCCAAACTAATCAAACCGCAGCCCTAAACGAGTTTCTGACCTATGAAGCAACTACGGCCACCCCGGACAAAATGATGCTCATTGAGTCGGCACAGTTCAGCAGTCTGCAGGCGGCACAAATTACAAACATTCCGCCGTACCTACTTGGCGTGCCTACTGGCTCATACGCTTACACCAATAGCCGTGAGTCCCGCTGGGATTTATGGCTTTACGGTACCAAAACCTACGCCGAGTGCATCACGTCCACATTGAGCGGAAACAATGTACTTCCCGCAGGCACTTATGTAGAGTTCGACACAGACGAATACCTCGGTGAAATTGACGATGCCAACATGAGCCGCGAAATGGTCGAAGTAGACGAACCCGAGACAGGAGAAAACCGAGCATGATCAAGTTAAACGCCCAAGCGGTCACGATTGACGCAGCAGCAGGAGACAACCCAACCCGCACGATTACTGGCGTGGCGGTGCCATACGGCGAAACCGCTATCGTTTCGGACGGTACCGCAGTACGTTTTGAGAAAGGCGCGCTACCCGTCGAAGGCAAAGCGCCGAAGTTGTTTATGTATCACGATTCCTCACAGCCTGTCGGCCTTGTAACCGAGCGTGTAGATACCGAGGAAGGCATGATGTTTGCCGCCCGTATTTCGGCAACCGCCGCAGGCGACGAAGCACTAACCCTCGCCCTAGACGGTGTCTTGGATTCCGTCAGTGTCGGCGTAAACCCCACACGTTTTTCGTATGACGACGAGGGAACCATGATCGTCACCCAAGCCGAGTGGCTAGAACTTTCTCTCGTACCTATTCCTGCGTTTGCGGGGGCAGAAATTGAGAAAGTTTATGCAAGCGCAGAAAATACTGTGTTAGCATCACAAGAAGAACCCGACACCGAACCCACATCAGAACCAGTCGAGGAGACCATGGCTGCTATGCACATCGGTGGCACAACTTTTGCAAACGTTGCAGCCGCAGCAAATGAGTACATGCTTTCTAAGCAGTCAGCGTTGCAAGCCGCAGCTGGTGACGTACTTACCACCAATACCCCCGGTCTTTTGCCAGTGCCAGTTCTTGGGCCAGTGTTTGAGGATTTGAACTACATTCGTCCAGTAGTCGCCGCTGTTGGCGCTCGCGCTATGCCAGACGGTGGACAGTCCAAGACATGGATTCGCCCAACATGGACAACTCACGTAAGCGTTGGGGCACAGTCGCCAGAACTTGGCGGTGTATCTGCTACTACTCCAGTTATCGCCTCAAATGTTGTCACCAAGACCACACTTGCAGGACAAGTAACTCTTTCAGTGCAGGACATTGACTTTACTTCTCCCGCTGCGTTGGAAATTATCCTTCGCGACTTGGCAGGTCAGTACATGCTTGCATCTGACAACGTAGCTGCCGACGCAATCGTCGCTGGCGCAACTGCTTCAGGCGCAACATGGGACGTCACCGCAAACGACCCAAGCACACTGATTAGCGCAATTTACACAAGCGCATACAACATCCTTTTGGAAACCAACTTCCTGCCCGATCACATCTTTGTGGCTCCCGGCGTATGGCAAGCACTTGGTGCGCAGCTTGACGCAGACAAGCGCCCAGTGTTCCCATATGTGGGCGCTGCCGGTCTTATGGGCGTGAACGCAATGGGATCTGCAAACGTCACCGTTGCAAACACCTTTAACCCATTTGGTCTTAATCTTGTTGCTGACCGCAACTTCGCAGCAGGCACAATGGTGGTAGCACGTGGACAAGCGATTGAGTTCTACGAGCAGGTACGCGGCATTATGAGCGTGGAAGTCCCAAGCACACTGGGCCGCACATTCTCCTACTACGGATATGTGTCTACGTTTATTGCAGACTCGACACAAGTACAAAGCATCGCACTCGCCTAATTCCGAAAGGCGGTACCGTCATGGCGGTATTTAACATTACGTCGCGTATGCGTTTGGACGATTATGCAGTCGTCCAGACGCTTACGAACACCGACATTACGCCCGGTCAAAGCATTACTATCACTGGCCTTGGAGACGGTTTTGACGGCACGTTTCTAGTGTTGGCTTGCCCACAGTACGAGTACGTTGGTACCGAAACTGACGGCACATTGATGTTTGATGAGACGGTGCCACGGCCTAACCAGTTGTTGTTTGTCGATGTTGGCGCAAACTTCGAGTATGAGGTTGAGGTGCTTGGCACTGTCACTTGGACACAAACGTGCACTTGGATTACCAACACGCAGATAGCCAACTATTTAGACATTCCGCTTACGAGCACTAACGCCGCAGCGCTTTTGGTGCAGTGCGCCGCAGCTGCGAACGCTTTCGCTTTTCGTAGGCGTGTCGAAGCCGGTTATTTGCAAGACAGTCTTTCGACTAGCCCGGGCGGTGATGTGACCTTGGGGACGATTATGATCGGTGCGGCGTACTTCCGTCAGCAAGGTTCATATACGGCGCTGGCATCGTTTGACGGCATGGGTACTCCACCCGCTAACGGCATCACCCCTATGGTGTTGCAGCTGCTCGGCATTAACCGCCCACAGGTTGCCTAATGCCTCTGCCCTATAACGACCTTTTTAACGAGGCGATAGACGACCTCTCAACGACGCTTAAGACCATTACAGGGCTTCCCGTGGCGATAGACCCCCGCCAGATAACCACCTCATGCGTGTTTATTGACGCGCCTAGTTTTGATGCGTGGAATTACAACATCGTTACGCTTAACTTTCCAGTGAAGGTCATCGGCTCGGGC